GCAATGGTTGCAAGTGAGGACTCCAAACTTTAAGGCATGGTTTGGTGATTGGGAGGGTGACCCTGCCAATGCGTCAAAAGTAGTGGATGAAAATGGCGAGCCGTTGGTTGTTTATCATTCTACCAAAACAGACTCCTCAATTTTGTACGCTGGAGGCGTTAAAGAGAAAGGAACACCACTTAAAGGCACAAGAGGTGCTGATATGGCAGGTGTAATAGGAATTGATAGCGGTGCAGGTATATGGTTTTCAGATAGCTCAAATACAGCAGAGAACAATTCAGGAACAGGATTAAGAAAGTCGGGGGCGCACAATGTTATACCTGCATTTCTTAACTTAAAAAACCCTTTGCCTATTTCATCACATCAAAGAAGAAACGAGTTAAAAGAGTTAATTCCTATTAGTAAATTGTCATATCCTGTTGTGCCTACAACAATATACGATGAAAAACTAAAAAGAAATGTTAAGCAAACAAAGTATTATTTAGACTTCCCGTACAGATTTGACTGGCAGCAAAAAGATATTATCAAAGCTAATGGTTTTGATGGTATCTATATGCAAATACCAAGCGAAGATACCGAAATTATCGCCTTCGACCCCATACAAATAAAATCCGCCATTGGCAACAACGGCGAGTTTAACCCAACGAATCCCGATATTCGCTTTAGCCGTAAAGCTAAAAACCCTATCACCGAAGGCATTAAATCCGCAGCCAACGATGCTAAAAATAGCCTACCAACGCCTATTGCTAAGTCTATTGATAACTTCATGGCAGGCCGCAGATTGACAAGTAGCGACATGGCTAACATTACTGCTAAAACAGAACTTAGCCTGTATCACCGAACCATTGGCACGCAACTAAACACAGCCTTACAAAATGCCGACTTCAAGAAAGTGTACGACATGGCGCAACGCTACCTACAGCACGTTTCCGTTGATGCTTATGCCGCACTGAAGGTTGCGCCTAATTTATTGGGTAAATTGGAGTCGTGGAGTGATCTCAAAAAAGACGTTAAGAAAATATGGCCTGCAAACTTCATTAAGCAAAAAGCAGACAGGGCAGCAGTTGCGAGTATTATTTTTGATGAAACACTCAATAACGAATTGCTAAGTGAGGATGATGTTCTAAAGGCTTTAACTCGTGACCAACGCAAAATCTACAAAGAAGCGCGTGATGCTATTCAAGTTAGCCTAGAAAATACCGCCAAGTCTGAGATGGTGCGTAAGTTGTTGGCAGCCGAAGCAATCAACTGGCAGACCGTCGAAAGCCTGATTAACCAAGACCTGCCAGTGGAGCAATTCGCGCAAACGGTGCGTGATATGGTTGAGTCGCGCATAGGTGGCTTTAAGAATGAATTAGAGGCCATTCTTGACGCTGACCCAAAGATTAAAGAAGCGTTCAAAACTGGCAACAAAAACAAGTTAATTCCTGCTCAAAAGAAGGAGCTTAAAAAAGCGAAAACTCTTAAAGCGCAAATTGAAACCACAGAAGAAGCCTTAAAATCGCTTAATGACGTGGAGAATCGTCTTGGCACGCTAATCGAGCAAGGTTACGCCCCGTTGATGCGCTTTGGTGAATATACGCTTACTGTCAGAGACCTTGACGGCAAAGTGAAGTCGTTCTTTATGTTCGAGTCGAAGTCTGAACAGGTTCGAGCAGTCAATACCATTGTTGCGCGTTATGGCAAAACGGTAAAACTTGAAACTGACATGATTAGCAAAGAGGAATTTAAGCAGTTTGCAGGCATGACTCCTGAAACAATGGCATTGTTTGCCAAAGAAACAGGCATGGATAAGGACGAGGCGTATCAGCATTACTTAAAACTTGCCATTCCAGCGCGTAGTGCCATGACTCGCATGATTAAACGTAAAGGCACAGAAGGCTTTAGTGATGATATTCAACGTGTGGTTGCATCGTTTGTGATGAGCAATGCCCGTATGTCTGCCAAAAACATCTATGCCGCACAGATTGAAAAATCTATCCAAGACATTGAAAGCGGTAAGTCTGTTAAAGACCAAGCCATTGTCATGAAAGAGAACGTCTTTAATCCTAAAGAAAACTTTGCTCAATTACGCAACTTTCTATTTTTGTGGAACTTGGGTGGCTCGATATTCTTTGGCTTGCTCAATATGACTCAGCCTTATATGCAAACTCTGCCGCACTTGTCGCAATATGTGCCTATTGGTGATGCAACACGCGCCATTTTAAGAGGATCTAAGATTGCGGGTAGTGCCATGAAGAATGGTACAGCACCGAAGGGCTACGAGGCAGAATACAATCGTGCTGTTCGTGAAGGGGTAGTTGACCCACAAAACGTGTTTATGTTGAGTGGTGTTGAACGCGGAAAAACAGGTGCAAGTAATAGTGCTTGGGGCGTGATTACGCATACGATGGGCTTAATAGCTCAGGTAACAGAATCTTTTAACCGTAAAGCGGTGTTTATTGCCGCATTAGAGGTTGCCAATAAAAAAGGCGCAGTATGGTTAAAGAAAAAAGGCTTTAACAGTGCCTATGACTTTGCCAAGGATACTGTTGACCAAACACAAGGTGTGTACGACAAAGCCAACCGTAGCAACTGGGCTAATACGTCTGTGGGTGCGCCGTTGATGGTGTTTAAGCAGTTCAGTATTAACTACGTTGAGCAAATGGTGAGGATGTGGAAAAAAGAAGCGGCGAGTGGTGATGAAGGAAAAAAAGCGGTGTTTTTAATGTTGGCGATGCTGGCTTCGTTGTCGGGCGTGATGGGCTTGCCGTTCATTAAAGATATTCTTGATGTGTCCGAAACCACAGCAGCCTTCTTAGGCAATCCCGTCAACATCGAGCGTGAAGCGCGTTTAGCTTTAGGTAAAGACTTGGCTGACCCATTATTTAACGGCGTACTGAATCACTTTGTCTTTAATAATTTGGGTATGGATATTCAAGGTCGTACAGGGATGCCTGATTTAGTGCCGTGGTCTAACGCACTAAATCCAACCCTTAGCGCACAAGGTAGAATAAACGAGTTTGCAAGTATTGCAGGGGCAACAGGTGGATTGATTGAGAAGGGTTATGATGCGACTCAGTTGATTGCGCGTGATGAATATGGTGCAGCAGCAAAAACACTCGCACCACGTTTTTTAACAAGTTGGATTGATGGCAGCAAAATGGCCTTAACCAATGAAGTGATGGACAGAAAAGGCAATAAGCTATTTGATACAACATGGGATGAGGGTTTGGTGAAGTTCATTGACGCTAACCCTAAGCGCATGGCTGACTTATCGCGTACCAAGTCTTTGGAATGGAAGGATAAGGCGATACAGGACTACATGACGACGAGCTTTAAGCGAAAACTGATTGATGCAATGATGGATAAAGACCAAGCTGAAGTGAATAAATTGATGAAAGAGATTGATGTGTGGAATAACGCAAGATCGCGTTACCCTGTTTATATTGACCTAAATAACATTGCTAAGGCGGCAAATAAAAAAGACCAAACTTTTGATGCGCGTGAAAGCATACCTAAAGGCATGGACTGGATGAAAAACGAACGTCCTGAGATGTGATTGATGTTACAATTCAACTAACTAGCTTGTTAAATTCAAGCAACCAAGAGAGGCATATATGACAGCGCAAACAGCAAGATTATTGGTAGATGGGAATGGTCAGATTATTCCTAATCAGTATTATGATGTGGTAACTAATAGCTTTAAAGCGAGTGAAGACGGAACAGGCATATCTGTTGGCGGCACGGCGGTTAGCTCTAGCAATCCGTTGCCTGTTCAAAATGCTAACGCAGCCCCGACAGACAGAAGCAGCACAATCACAACAGGCGGAGCAGCTCAAGTTGCTATGGCTGCTTTATCAACACGGAAGGCGTACTTTTTTCAAAACATCTCAAGCGAGAGTATGTGGGGAAGTTTCACAGGTACGGCTGCACCAAGCACCGTTGGCTCGTTTGAAATAGTACCAAAGGGTGTTATCCGCTCGACGACAACATGCGAAACTACAGCACTAAGTATTTACGGCGCAACAACAGGCCAAAAATATACAGCGTGGGAGATGTAAAATGGAGCTTTTAAATCCTTTAATCTCTGAATATACATGGGCTAATAAGCCTTCTGTAGCCCCACTTGGTCAGATTATTTGCGTCACAGACGTTGGCGAAAATGGGATTTTGTGTCGAGGCAATGGTACTAAGTGGGTTAGAGTTCACCCGACTATCTTGTATAACTTGGCTACTCCCGTAGTTTTGACGGGCACAACGGCAGTTACTACGTTGCTAACGATTACAATTCCTGCGGCACTAATGGGATCAATTGGTCGTCTAAATATGCTTTCGTTTTTTGCTTTAACGAACAATGCAAACAACAAAACTCTACGAGCAGTAATAGGAGCTAACACTGTCGCTGTGCAAGGCGCAGCAAGTCTTGCAGCTACAGGCTTTAACTTTTGGTTATTAAACCTGAATAGTGCTACAGCGCAACGTAATAACTCTTCCACATTATTTGCCATTGACACTACGGTATCTATGGATTTAATAATTACGGGTCAATTAGCTAACGCGGCAGACTCAATGACTCTAAACACTTTAACTCTGGAGTTGATATAATGAAAACTATTGCAGCTACAGTAATCAACGAAGTTATTACTCCAACTGAGCCAATGCCTATTGACGCAAAGTTGATTGTATTCAACGGAACTGAATACGTCATTTATGAAGATGGCGACGAGTTACCAGTAATTGAATAGCTACGCAATTGCTGAACGCATTAACTCGCAAGTCAATGCGTCGGTGCAGTACAAGACTGATTTAGAGCAATATGATAAACCAGAATTTTGGGTTGAAGCTGGAACATTTGGTGATTGTGAAGATTATGCTTTGCTCAAAAGGTCATATCTTTTAGAGCAAGGCTGGCCTGTTAATAAACTAAATCTGTGTTGTTGTTGGGACGAAACGAACACTTATCATTGTGTTTTGCTTGTCGAAACAGATAATGGATTTTACATTTTAGATAATCGTTACGCTTGGCCAATGACCCCGAAGTCTTTGCCGTATAAATGGGACAAAGCATTGCGGGAGGATGGAAAATGGTACGAAGTTTCGTTCTAGTGTTATTACTGGCTTCTTGTGCAAGTCACGATGCTCCGAAGTTTGGCAAGCAAGTTGATGCGCCTTGGGGCTGGAAATACACTTACTGTCCTAATCATAAAAATGAAAAGGGTTGCAAATAGCCGCCTTCTTTATAAGTTTTAGACAATAAAAAACCCTCATGCGAGGGCGGTGTTTTGTGCTTGCTGATTGTGTTATAAATCAATAAGATAAATTTTTTAAGACGTGTTATACACACAATGCAGGTGTCTAATACCGAGTTAGAGTTCAATCTCCGTCATAACAACCACAGGGCATAGGAGATTCATACATATCATTAAACATTGATGTTTGTCGCAATAAATCAGACCAAGCAAACCGCCTACCAAGCCCTTTTATTGTTGTCAATTCTGCGTTAGCTTCCATTTTTAATGCGCGTTCTGCTAAGTGTGGGTAAAGCGCGTTTAATTCCATAACCTCATGCGGCCTCATGTTTGGGCAAAAAAAGCATGATGATTTTGATGGTAAAGGTAGATTCTCCTTTCTTATCTCATCTATACATTCATCGCGCCCCCACCCCCATTCGATAAGGGGATATTCAACTTTGAATTTTGCATCGTCATAGTCTTTTGCTCTGTGAGATTCATTGGCATCAAAACCAATTAACTTAGTAATCTTCTCTCCACGCTTCCATGCCGCTATCGCATCAGGGTGATTATTTAAGAACTTATCGACTGGTTGTGTTTTGTATTTCTGCGAACAAGTCTTAAATCCATATGCGACAGGCGGCAATGCTTTGTTTTTTATCAAGTCATCCTCAAGCGTTAGAACATCGCCATTTTTATCCACTTTCTTTACAATCGTTATTTTCGGAAACTCAATCATCCGTAAAAATTCTTGCATAATCTCAATATGAGCGTATGTGTGCGGACGTTCCGCGCCAGTGTCGGCCATAACAATCAAATCAGGGCGTATATTTCTTGCGGCCAAACCTACAATCATCGCTGTTGTGTTTGTTCCTGCGCCGTAGCATAAAACTATCATCGTTATCCCCTCACTCTAACTCTACGTCAAGTGCGACAAATACCCAGCCGACAATGGCTTATCTTTTGACGTTTGTGATTACTGTTTTCTGCGTACATCGGCGCGGGTATTTGCGCCTTACGCACTTAGTTAGGCAGTCAGTTTTTTATTGTGTTCTTTCACAAATTTTTTAACATCGCCAAAGCTCCACATTAAAAGATGTGGGTTTATTCCAAAGCCGCAATTACCTTTTCTAAAAATTGGCGGAAATTCCCCTTTCTCTATTAGCCCTCGCATTTGCGAGCTATTCAAGCTATTCAGGGATTTATATCCCATAATTTCAAAAACCTCTGCCTTTCTCAGCTTGCTATCATCTTTTAATGATTTAAGCATCCATTCGGGTATCGTAAGTATTTTGTCATTCATCGCCATTCCCCTGCCTAACTCTGCATGAAGTCCGATAACCACCCAGACATTTGTTAAAGTTTACTGTCAGCGCATAAGTGGTTACGGCTTATGCGCTGGTAGTTAGACACTCTCGTAAGTGGCTTCAAAAATATCAGGCTTACAGGGGTAAAACTCATTAGCTATCCCTTTAATAATCCAATCTCCAATACTTGCAAGGTGTTGGCCTTCAAGCGTCTTAATAACTAAACCGCCTGCAACAATGGAAAAGTTTATGTCAAAGTTTTTCCCTGTTGGCTGCTCAACAACATCGTCAGTACCTTCTAAAAAGTTATACATTTCCCTGTGGTTCTTTCCCGTCCATTTAACGGCTTCAATAACAACTGGCTTCTTTCTAAATTTCATTACAAGTTCCCCGTGTCTAACTCTGCATTAAGTGCGACAAGCACCCAGTCGCTTATGCAGGTCTGTTATCGTTGTGGTGCTTGCGCCTTATGCTCTTGTTAGGCACTGCTTTTATCTGTCAATTCTTGATATTTCTTTCATTAGTTCACGTTTGGTTATTCCGTGATTAAAAGCAACTTCAAGCTCAAGAAGTTTTTTAAGAACATTTTTTGAGTTTTCGCCAATCATACCCATTTCACGGGAATTAGAAGGCATTATTGCGCCATGCTTAATTCCACCTGTGCAAACAGTTCTATCGTAGGTTTCGCATTCATCAATGTAGCGTATAGCTAACTCATTCAGAGTTTTTTCTTTTTCGCTGACAGCAAAAGTACACAAATACTCATGCTTAAAATGTTCATCGCTAGTCATGCCTAACTCAGCAGTCAAGCGCGACAAGCACTCAGCCGCTTGTGTAGTTTTATCTGTCATATATAATCCTCGCTAATCGTATTTTGTTAGTGCTTGCGCCTTACTGCTTGGCCGTTAGGCATCACAATAAATTAAGGTCGGCTCTCTGTCTTCTTCGTATCTAAAGTAACCCACAAATTCCCCATCACACCATGGCTTTATAAAATCAAAAAAGGCTTCTATTTCACCTTTATAGTTTTTAATATCCCCCTTCCCAAGTAGCGACCATTGTTTACTTATCTCGTCATAACTCAAAATTCCGACTTCCGTGTTTGGCGTGTAATAACTGCCATTGTTAAAAAGATAAGACCAACGCAAAGGCTTATCTTTCAAACATTCAGCGTTGCCATCTTTCTCACACATCGCCTTTAACACATCTAAAACGCTTTGTGGCGTTGACTCTTTTAAATCAACATTCACATAAATTTCTGTGTACATACCCATAACATCAATCCTCATCTATCGCTAAAATATGCCTAACTCTACGTCAAGTGCGACAAGTACCCAGACTATTGTTTAAAGTTCACTGTTAGCGCGGTACTTGAGGCTAAACTACTTAGTTAGACACCAATGTAAAGTTTACAAATTTTATGCGGCGCAAGTCCTGCACAATCTCTATCAAACTCTTTCAAAACTTCGTCAGGCTCATCAATAGCCTCTTTAATGTCAATACACCCAAAAAAATGTCGTCTTGTTGGTATAACGTGCCGACTCACACCGTATTTATCAAGCACGCACCATCCAAAAAACTCTTTTTCATTTTCATCGCTAGTCGTGTCTAACTCTGCGCTCAAATGGGACAATGCCCCAGTCGCTAACCCTGTGTTTTCTTGCTTTTCCACGTCATCACCTCGTCTTAGTTTGTTGTGGGCATTGCCCTTTAGCTTTGCCGTTAGGCACTAGCCATAAGCAGGGTCTTTACTCCTTGTCCATAGCTCAATTTCAGAATCGCTAAGGTTATTAAACATTGGTATATGTGCTTCTTGGTTCTGTCTGACATGAAAAAACACGTTGCAGATATCACTACAAAGCCCACTTTTTTTACAAAACACAATTTCTGCATCATCAGTAAGTGTTTTTTCACAATGTTCGCAAATAAATATTTCTCTCTTAGTGTCTAACTCAGCAGTCAAGTGCGACAAGCACTCAGCCGCTTGTGGTGTGTTCGCTTTCATATATAATCCTCGCTAATCGTAAATTGTTGGTGCTTGCGCCTTACTGCTTGGCCGTTAGATACTTCTCAGTTTGGCAAACAATCATCGCTATAATTTTTAGCAACCCAAGAAGCTATTAACTCCATCGCCTTTTTAACACTGATTTTTTCATCTACCAAACAATTCAGCATATTTTCTAAATCGTATGGGTTTAATGCAAAATGGTAGCAAGTGCCTTTTTCAGCGTTAATCTTTGCTAAGTCGGCCTTGTGCCATTCCCTTAATAATCGAGCGTTTTCTTGTTTCAGCTTTTCTATCTCTTGCATTAATATTTCATCACTCATCATCTTCCTCCATTTCTTTAATACACATCTCAGCGTCTTCTTTCGTGTCGCAATACTTCAAAATATAGCCATCGCTTTCAACAGCAAATAGTTGCACGCCAAATATGTTTGTAGCCATAACTCGCCATTTATTCATATCTATCTCCGCACTTTATCGTTAAAAGTTAACGTATCTAACTCTCATTCAAGCCGATAAATACCCAAACTATCATCAAGTTTCTGCTTTCTGTGTGGGCATTTACGGCTTAATTTTTTAGTTATAAATCCTCGCAAAATACAAAATCAATGTAGTTTTGAAATCGCAATATCAACAGTTTCAACTCTGTCACCGTCTCATACTTAAACAAAAACGGATAGCCTTTGTACTGACCGCTTGCGAGTTTTAGCATGATATATTGCACTCTGGTACATCTGCATATTGCCAAAAGTTAACTTTACGACTAAACAAACAGCCCGTGTCATCTCGCCATTGACCGTCTGAATCAAGATACAACAGGAACGTCTGATAAGCGCACAAAACCACATTAGGGCAGGCCGCCCATACCATGTGTGACGTTGGTGGCAGTTGTCGTTTAACATCATGCCATTGCTCGTCATCGTCTTGCACATCACCGCCAAACATTGATTCTTCGCACTGGCGCAACATATCTTGATACGCGCCAAATTCTGCATTACTCATTTATTATCCCCTTGCCGTCTCGCTGTGTAATCAACGCCTTGAGCGTTTCTGTTAATTGTTTTGACGTGTTCTGCAACTCTTGCGTCATTAAACGCTTGAAACAGCTCAAGCTCATCATCACTGTGATAATCCCAATCTAAAACATCTTGCACGTTTATCGTGCCACCAAAAACAGCATTGATAAACTTGCCACGAAAATCATATGGCGCAAACATATAGTCAAGTTTGCAGCCATTCACAAGTGTAAGTTTAACTAACCTACTGCCCACTGGTATTCCGTACATTTCAATCATCCTTTGTTGTTCTGCATGGCCTCATCTTAGTCTCAATCTAAATTATCGTCAATCTTTTATTAGTGTTTTTTTAGTCTATTGTTAGTTTATTATTAGTGTTTTTTTAGTCTATTGTTAGTTTATTTTTAGTGTGATACTATGCCATTCATCAACCAAGGGGATAAAAATGACACGATTAGAATTTGCGGAATTAGTAAAGAATATGGGCGGTTATGCTGGTGTTGCTCAAGCTATTGGTTGCGGTAAAAGCACCGTCGGACATATGGTTGCAAACGGTTATATCTCATCTAAATGGCGTGGTGAGTTTATGCTAGCAGCTCATAAGGCGGGTTATAAGGTAAAGATTACCGACATTAACAAGGTGATGAAATGACGCTAACTGACGTTAAAAACTTTTATGGAAGTTTAGATAATGCAGCAAAGGCGATTAATGTCGGAAGCGGTATTTTAGGCTTTACTGAGCATTTAGCTCCTATGGTTCAGATGATGTTTTATGTCGCAAGCAAAGGACAGTTGGCATTTGATGAAAGTTTGGCTTTGCTCGTTGGTGAAGTCGTAAAAGTTATGTTTTGTGAGAATGAAGAATGAGTATTTTATTTATCGTGTTAGGTTTGTGGTGTTTGGTTTGGGCTTTATGTTTAGGGGGTAAAGAATGAATCCATTTAACAACAGGCCAAACTGCGACAGTAAAGCGTTTGTACTTGTCGTGCTGATAATCCTTATTTTACTTTATGCGTCATGCTCTGGGTGATTTATGGGTGATTACAAAAACATAGCGTTATTAAGCGCAAGCACTGGAATACATAAAAACACTATAGGCTCAAGAATAACAAAAGGCATGAGCAAAGATGAGGCTATTTCTTTTAAGCCAAGAAAATACACCAAAGGCATACAATTAGCTGCGGACTTGGCAGGAGTTAGCAAACACATGGTTATGGCAAGAATTAAAGAAGGCGTGCCACTGGAAAAAGCACTCAAGAATCCAAAGCCAATGCAATATCTTGACGTTGAAAAGATACGGTATTTAGTCGAGGTTGATAAACTTTCGCTAAATCGTGTTGCTTATATCGTTGGCTGCGGTCGCTCTTATTTGCCTAAGTTTTGTGAAAAACATGGCATTAAAACGAACATCAATCCGCTTGATAAGGTTATCTTTATTGATGATGGTGTTGAATATACGCAGTTAAAACTGTGTAAAAAATATGGATGGACTTCGCAGGCTTTAATTTCATGGCGGCACAATAGACCAGAATTGACGCATCAAGAAGCGTTTGAAGCATACAAAAAATACAAAGGTGTGAAATGACTAAAAAAGAACACTATGCATCACTTGGGGCAAACTATAACACTATTCGCTCTATTTGCTGTCGTAAAGGGTTTGAAACAACAGAAATTGCTTATGAGTTTTGGAAAGCTCAACAGGATAAAAAAGCTAAACTAAAACAGCTTGCAGATACTCTTGGCATTAAAGTCGAATCAGTTAAACAACGTGGCAAACGTCGTGGATATTACAAAATAGATGACGGCTTACTGAAAACAAAATGGATAAATATTTTTGAGTTTGAAGGCGAAAGACTAGCGTTATGGAGGCAATGTAAAAAGCATAACGTTAACGAGCGTACAGTGACTCGCCATTATAATAAACATGGTGATTGGGTGGCGGCTATGAATCATGCTCGCACTGTGCGTACTACTATCGCTCTAAATAGCGTTGCAGCTCAATGTGAAAGTCTTGGTCTAAACTATAAGCGCGTGGAGTCGTGCGCGTATCGTAAAAAGATAAGCAAGCAAGCTGCAATTGATTTTTGTTTGAAGATGGATGGGCGGTTATGATTATCTACAAAGGCCAACAAATGACAGTGCGCGAAGCCTGCAAGCTCATGGGCATAGACTGTGATGACTTCATGGCGTGGGTGCAAAAAATTTGCATTGCAGAATTACGGGTATGCTTTAAATTACTACAAGCGCACTTTGAAACATGGTAAGAAGTAAGATAGAATCACCATATAGCCTGAAACGCCACTCGATGCGAAGCGCACCATTTTAGGTATTGGGTCGGGGATTCCTAGCCGTAGAAAAGCCACTTAATTGTGGCTTTTTTATTACATCAAAACGGGCAAAAGTCGAAGTCTGGGCAGTCGTTCCTTTGATAAACATACTCAATTGGCACATCGCCATGTTTTAAGCATTGGCGTGTTTTAGGGTTGTAATTGGCACATTCAATACAGCGATTCTTGAGTGCCTTCTCGCAGTCTGCCAACTGTTTTTTAATGGCTTCATATTCGGCTTTATGGTTCATGCTTTACTCCAGTACCGTTTTTTAACTTCGGTATATTTTGAGGGTAGGATGTCGATGGATGTTATCTTTTGCTCAATACGAAAATACTCTGATTTTGTAAAAGTTATAAATTCATCACAACTTTTAAAAAACCTAAAACTACCATTCCCTAGTCCGCTTAACCTTCTAAAAAAATCACCCGTCTTGCTTAATCCAAACTCGCTATGTTCAGGCGTCAACCATTCATAATACTCTGCCATTCCGCAATGATAAGTGACTTTGATGCTGTCTGGTTTGCCTGTTTTCTTGTGTATCTTAAAGCTCACGCGGTCAACTGCCACCTTTTGCACTTTGCGTTGGTCTGACAATACCGCACCATCGAAGGCGTTTAGCTCAAGGTTTCCTTCGGGGTCGCGTTCAAAGATATGGCCGCACTCTGGGCATTCACGGACGGCGGCATGAAGTATGGTGTCGCAAGAAGGACATTGTTTAGATGGTGCTTCGCCTGTGCCTTCGCCTTTTGCCTTGACTGTCACATCATCAATACAACCATGACGCATGACGTTACCGCCATAATCTAAAAGTAAGGCGTTCTTTTTATCAGGATATAATCTCATAACACGGCCAACAATCTGCACATATAGCGCGGTTGACTCAGTAGCACGAATTAACACGCACATATCCGCAATGGGGAAATTAGAGCCTGTCGTGAGTATGTTTACATTAACGAGGCACTTTAGTCGGCCATTTGCAAAGTCATCTAAAATGTAATCATTATCGCTTTGTGAGTGATAGCAAGCAGTATTGACACCATGACTTATTAACTCGGCGGTGACTTGTTCAGCGTGTTCTATTGATACACAAAAGATTAACCATGCTTTACGGTCAATGCCTTTTTTAACAATATCCGCGACTATCTCCACTGTTTTACTCATGTATAACGATTCAAGAGCGCTGTCTAAAAACTCTCCGCCTTTGTGCTTGACCTTACTTACATCTATTTTTACACCACCACCATTTGACACCACAGGGCAAAGATAACCACGTTTGATAAGTAGTTTAACGTCAATTTTATAAACAACTTGCTCAAATAGCGGCTTGTCCCATTGGGTTAAATAACCACTATCTAAACGGTATGGTGTGGCGGTCAATCCTAAAATCTTCAAATCGGGATTAACTTCTTTTAGGTTGCTAATGAGTTGGTGATACTGCCCTGCTTCATTGGGTGCAACAAGATGACATTCATCAATGATAAGTATTTCGTAATGTTGGATTGTGGTGTTGGCTATGCTTTGGATGCCTGCAAAGACTATCTGAGCGTCTTGCGTTTTTTGGTTTAGCCCTGCACTGTAAAATCCCGTGTCGGCATTGGGTAGCAAGTTTTTAAGCTCTGCCTCGTTTTGTTCTAATAGTTTTTTGCGGTGTGTTACGACCAAAACGCGCACGTCATGCGTTATTGAATCATGGCATATTTTGCCAATAATCAGGCTTTTACCTGCGCCACATGGTGCTTCAATGATGCAGCTTGTGCCGTTCTGCCAGTACGCATAGGCACTTTGTACAGCGTCCTGTTGATAATCTCTGAGTGTAATCATGTCGGTTTCTCGGTTGCGTGAGACGATGCTCACGCTTTAGGGGTGGTTTATTTTTGGCTTGGCAAATGCTTTGCAAACTCAGACCACAGCAACGGCATGGTTGACGGCATATCGTAACGGTTCTTGGCGGTGTAGGCTGGACTGGTGCTTAGGTTTAGCAATCGCTCACCTGTACTAATCGCGCGGTTGCGGTCGTCGTTAAAGCCTTTGCCTTCGGTGACTTTGATAATCTTTTTCAGGCTGGCATAGCCAATAACGTCGGCAAACTCACGGCACAAAGCAGCGGCCTTTTTATGTAGTTTTAGGTCGTGCGTGTCGAATGTGAGATATTCTGGGTCTTCTATTTTGTTGACTTGACTATGGGCAGTCATAATAATCAACATTCCTTTGTCACGGCATTTGTTCAATTCATCAAAAAAATATGACCAAAGCACCAAAGCCTCGTTGTAGCCGCGTCCGTAACCGATTTTTTCAATACTTGGCACTTTGTTATCAATGCAGACTTGCTTCCAGATTAACGATTCTAACCAGTCTAAGCTGTCAATAACGACTGTTTTGAAGTCGTGGTTTTCGTTGGCTAGGCTGTCGAGTGCCTTCATCACATCAATATATGATTCAGCAAGAGGGAAACAAGGAACGTCTATTTCGCCTAACCCGTCTTCGGTTTGAATGACAATGGGTGATGGTGCAGACGTGGCAAATGTCGTTTTACCTAGTCCTGACTCACCATAGATAATAACGCGCTCTGTTTTTGCTTTGTTGCGTGTGATATTGCTTAAAAATGACATAATCTCGTACTCCAAAAATTAAAAACGCGCCCTAAAGCGCGTTAAGAAAATCCTTATTTTTGCCAAGGTTTCTTGGCTGGAGCGGACGGCGTGACAGGTGTTTGTGGTTTTGGTGCTGGCGTTAAATTCGCACCTTCAACCGCTTTATAACCACCAATATCGTTGGATGCTTCATAATCACCACTCGCAGGGCGAACCTTAACTTTAATCATTAACGGAATGTCGTGTAGTTCCTCGCTCGCTTGTGGTGACATTACACCAACAGCGCGGCAAATGGCGGCCAAGTCTTTACGCGCAATATCGACAGCCTTGTCGTTAGCGTTTTTAAGATTCAAACGCGCAAATACTAAGCGGTTTTCATACTGGCCTTCAATAATTTGCAAAGTTAAAGAAAGGTACTCACCGTAGCCATCACGAGTGGCTTTCATTTCGCTGTTGCTAATAATGGCTTGATACCAACCTGCTGGAATTGGGTCGAACGATGATGATGGTTCGATTTCTTCGGCGTTGAAGTTGTAACCTGATAAATTACTCATAATCTTGCACTCTTGGTTTTGTTTAGGTTTCACTGGTTTCTATGTTTCGTGTGCCAGTGATTGACATATTAGTCATAAAGTTTTATTATGTCAATCATCAATCAACAAAAAGGTGAAAAAATGTTAACCATCGAACAAATTAAAAAACTGCTAGAAGATAGGCATTTGTCTGTTGTGGCTAAAAAAGCAGGCATTGGCGAGGCTACTATTTTTCGTTTAGCTAAAGGTAAAAACGTGGCTTATCCAACAGTTAAAAAACTCTCTGACTACTTAGAAGGACAATTAGAAAATGCAAAACAATAAGCAAGCGGCTCAAGAATATGCCGCGCATGGTTTTAAGTTGTGTTTAGTGCGCGGCAAAGAACCATTTCAGAAAGGTTGGGAAAAAAAGCCGATTACTGACCTAAATTTATTCGACCACAACGGCATTGGCTTGATTCACGAACTCAGCGTGACTTGTACGCTAGACATTGACAATATAGAACACTCTCAGATTGCATTAGCGGCGATTGGCGTGGACTTGTCGCAGTTAATGCGTGATGGTGTGCGGATTGAATCGGGGCGTATGAATCGCTCAAAATTGATTTATCGCGCACCTGTTGGCATAGAGTTAAAACGCCACGCTTTGAATTGGGTTAATGAGTTGAACCCGAAGGAAAGTGATGTGGTGTTTGAGTTGCGCGGCGGTTTAACCCAAGATGTACTACCACCTTCTATCCATCCTGACACTAACCTCCCTTACGTTTGGGTAGGTGACTGGACTCAATTACCAGAGTTACCGACTGAATTATTGAATATCTGGACTCAATGGGACATAGCCAAGGACGTGCTAAAAAGCGCGTGTCCGTGGCACGTTGAAAAAGAGGATTACAAGGCACAATCCGCACCTTTGCGCGTGTTTGGTGGCGGCCATGACGATGTGATTGGCGTGTTTAACGCTAAAATGCCATTGGTCAACATTTTGAGTAATTACGGTTATAAACGGATCACAAAAACACGGTTATTAAGCCCTCACTCAAAAAGCAAACTAGCAGGATGTATTTTGCTAACGGGCGAAGGTGTGGACAAGGTTTATATTCATCACGCAAGCGACCCGTTGGGCGATGGGTATGCTTATACTGCGTTTGGTGTGTATCTGTACTATCAACACAATAACGACTTGAAAAAAGCGGTTAAAGAGGCTGCCTTGTTGTTGGATATGGATTATAAAAAACCACCCGAAGACGAAACGCTATTGGAACAGGGCAAGGCAATCGGCGATTCATTTTTAAGTGCCAATGTTGTCGAGTTAAAGCCTGTACAAGTTGACACTGTAAAGATTGATTGTTCACTCCCTGTAAAATCATTAAACGAGGTGGCGCAATGGATTAAAGGTCAAATCGGGACAGCTCCCAAGTATTCTATCGTGCAGGCAACACTGGCCTTTGCGTGTGCTATGTCGAGTCGTTGCGTGCGTCTCAAAGACGGCACAAGCTCAAGCGCGTTTTTGGCTATCGTTGCTGATAGTGCAGGGCAGTTACAACCGCTCAAAGGGATTTTGAATAGTGCGATTGATGCGTGTGGCGACCGTAACATTATTCGTGGTACTAAAATAAGCGGGTCAACCTGTTTGCATAAACAGTTGCTGACTATGCCGCGTATGTTTTGGGCGACTGATGACTATGCAAACATGATTAGTTTCGGCAAAAAACAGCAATCAGGCGCGATACAAGGAGCGTTAAGTGCTATCAATGAGGTGTATTTGAATAACACACTCTATTTAGATAAAGACAGCGTAGGGGCGAATTTTGGCAAAAAAGACGGCGAAGGCGATAAGCATATTTCAGAGTACAACATCTACCGCCCGTCTTTAACCATGCTTTCGTTAATGAGTAGCAAACATATCGACTTTGTGGCGCAACGTGACCAGTACAGTTTAGGGGCGTTGCAGCGTTTAATGATTGCTCAAGGTGGCGATAGTGTGTCGTGCGAGCGTGATTTTGATGCCCCATTTCCTGCGTCAATCAAGTTTATTGTCAATGCAATCAAAAAAACAGATAGTGATTTTTTTGATATTGCTTGCATGAATCCAGTCCAAAAGATTGCTATTTTTGATTGCGATAACACGGCTAGTTTATTCGCGCATTCATTAACGCGCATTAAAGCCACATGCAGCACCGAAGAGCGCAAAGACCTACTTGGTATTGCTCTAGGTTGGTGTGGCACGTTTAAGCGGCTTTGCGTGGCTTTGAGTGCGTTTAATAATCCATCACAACCGATTATTGACGAAAAGATTGTGCAATGGGTGGCTAATTGGATTGTGTTTCATTTAGATAAATTGCTGTCACGGTTGGAAATTAACGGATTGGATGAGGAAGTAGGGATTGAGGAAGACGTTCTAAATGTTGTTTATGACTTTGGCAAAAAAGGCGCGTCAAGTCGTGACATCGGGCAAAAACTTAGAGCATTTAGAAACATGGACGCGGTGCAAAAATTAGAGATGTTGACTAAATTGCAGGCGCAAGAAAAAATCATTGAAAAAAAGGAGGGAAAAGCGGTTCGTTATTTTATGCCTGTTTTTTTCAAAAGTAATTGCGCTGTAGAATCAAAATAGGATAATGTAGAACGGTCAAACGGAATTGACCGACTGTTTTTGTGTGTGCAACACGTTTCTAGCGTTGGGAACACATTCAGGAACAGGTCAAAGCTTAGAGCCGCAATGGCTACAAGAGAAACGTGTCAATCGTGTTGTGTGCCGCATTAAAAACAATTTTAGAAAAAATTGTCGTCTTTTAACAAATTCCCCTAAAAACCTTAATACAATGCTCTCTCTCTGTATAAGTTAATATATATTATATATACGCGGAACATTACGTTGTCACAATTCCCCTCTAGCCCTACAGCCGCAAGGCTTGCAGCCGTTCCTACTGCCGTGTCATTTTTTTTTACAGGAACACATAATAAAACTTATATAAAAACGATTCTTTATAAGTAAAAGTTATTAGTAAAAAACATGTAAAAACAGCATAATTACAAAGCGGCTAGGGTAGCTCCCGAAGCGCGAGAGTCATTCACTCGCTGCCGCTTACATCTTGAATGATTGCCACTAATGAAGGCGCGACAATATGAAACTCACCCCACAGCAACAACTCGCATTTGACACCATCACGCATTGCATAGCCAACAAACAGCCCGTCCTACTCACTGGCTTTGCAGGCACAGGAAAAAGCACAACCATCGCCACCGTCATCAAGTCACTTAGTCATAAAATGATTACCATAGCCACGCCAACACACAAGGCGGCGGCGGTACTGTCTGCAATGCTAGAAACGAACGGTATTATCTCGCCCAATGTCAAAGTGACCACAATACACAAAGCACTAGGCAAACGCCCACAGCGTCAAGGTGGCGGCAATACAACATTTAGCAGACCAACAAAAGAAATTTACGGCATTTTAATCATCGACGAATGCTCAATGATTGATGCTGAATTGTTTGAAGATATTAACGAGGCTGCACCCACGGCAAGCATTGTGTACGTTG